AAGTCATACCCTTCATCGCAGTATTCCAGTGGTTGAGAAGGGTCATCTGCGAAAAAAATTGGCCCGCGGCGTCCGTCATCCGCTCAAAGCGGCTGTTGGTCGCGTAGCGGTCGCCCAAGTCCAGGATGTTCCGAGCCGTACTGGCCAGTTCGATATCGAGAGCAGTGCCGGCTTCTCGGGCCTGTTTTATGCCCATACGGATACCGCGGAAACCCGTGCCGAAATTCCGGAGGACCCCGCCCATGGTGCGATACAGCCCTTCTTCCTGCACGATGCGGCCCATATCGACGATGGATGATAGGAGAACGCTGCCGAGTAGTCGGGTGAACTGCAGGGTCCGGAAGGCTTTGCCCAGGCTGCGGAGACCGCGGAAGCTGGCCTGCGCGGTCGGCCGGTTCCGGACACCTCTGATCTGGTCCACCATGGCCTGCAGCACCTCGACCTCACGTTCGGCGTCCTTCAGGATGCTGGACCGCTCGGCTTCGGTAGTCGCATTGTCGGCCCGAACCATGGCGTCATCCATGACCTTCTTGCCGATTTCGTCGCCGGGGTCCGGCCGGCCAAAGGCTCGGGTCATCTCGATATCAGGGGCCAGGGTCCGGACGTACCTGTTCGTCACCGACAACGCGTCGGAGACCAAGAAATCCTCAATCTCTTCATCCCGGATGTTAAATGTCCGCTCCTTGGCTGGCCCTCGGGTCTTAGGTGAGAACCTGATAAAAGGTACTCGATCCGCCGGGCTCCCCAAGATTTTGTTGATGATATCTTCGGCCATGTTCCGATATTCGATATCGTCAGCAACCTCGTCTACGGGGACCGTTCGGCGAAGGTACTGCTCGACCCGCGCCCGGAACTCCGGCATACGAGCCCGGATTTTCGCCGTATCATATACGCGGGTAAAGTAGCTCGGCGCCGTCCTGACGTCGATATCGTCGGGGATTAGACCGCGAGCTTGGGCTTCTTTTAGCAGGGGATCGTAGACCTCCCGGCGCAGGCGCTGCGCCGTAGCAGCAACCTCCGGAAACTCGCTCACGTCATTCCGACGCATCGCTTGGCCGACCGCCTCGGCGAACTGCGTCTCTGAAGTGAAAGCCCGGTCACCGGGTGACGTACGCTTGCGGTACTCGGTCCAGTTTTCGCGCATCAACTGGCTCGTCCCGGCAACAAGCCTATCGTAAGACCGCACCCGCAGCTCCACCGGCTGCGCGTTGACGGCAAACCCCCGAACCTGACCTTGGTGGATAAGCCCCGTATCCACGAGCTGCAGCAGGGTATCTCGGGAAGCTGCATTACGACTGGCCGCCAACTCGATAGAAGGCGAGGCCATACCGATCCGGCGGAGCATTCGGCCAAGGCGGGTTGCGCCAAAGTCGTCGGCCACCTGAGTGTCAATGGGTGATGGCCGGGCGCCGGCCGCACCGGCGGTCTCTTCCGGGAACTGCGACCGCATAAGCTCGGTGTAATCCCGAGTGGCCGCCCGATGCGTCGAGAAGACTTCAGACCCGCTCCTGAAGGCCGTGGAAGCGACAGGCAGCGCCATCCCGATAGCCCCGCCCAGCATTACCGCGGCCATGCTTTCTTCGATTGTGCGGGTCTCCTGGGTGCCGTGAAGGACTGCTTCAGCGACCGCGTTCTCGGCAGCGGCTGAGAAACCGGCTGCAGTCAGCCGGGCGCCCATGCGGCCACCGCGGACGGCCGCGCCACCCAGGGGGATGTAGGTCGTCGGGTCAGCCGCGACGGCAATGGTGGTCGCCAGGAACTCGCCCAGGGGGCCGTTGGCCAGGGTGAAGCGCAGTTCCCGCTCGCGCTCCACCTCGTCCCGGATTTCCTGCATGTCTTCTAACGAACCGGCTCGGGCAAAACGGCTGGCATACAGTTCCTCTCCATCCCGGAGATAATCTCTCGGGTCGAAGTCCTCATTCGGCGATTGCGTCGGCTGAGACATATCGTCCGCAATCGCAATGGGGATATTCTCAAGCAGAAAGGCCGCGCCGAGCTGTTCGGCGACCGTGATATCCAGGCCCGGCGACGCCTGAGCGATAGAGGTCGTGTAGCCTTCAGCCTCTTCAGGGCTCACGTTGAAAGGCATCTGCTATCTCCTACTAGTCCGAAAACCCAGGGGGAAGGCCGGTGTCCTGTTCGCCCTCACCTTCGGGGAAGAAGTCCTGCTGAAGCGGATTAGTGAAGCTCGGCGGGTCCGGCGGAGGCGTATTTGACGACGGCGGCGCCATGTCCATGAGCGTTTCGCGAGGATCGCCACCGCCGGCTTCACGCTCCCGGTCTATACGCTGTTGCATCGACTGCTCCCTGACAATCCTCTCGTCTTCCCGAGCCACCACATCCTGATAGACCGGATTTTCGGCCAGCTCATCTCCGGTCACCGGGACGATATACCTGGCCGGCTGCCGACCTCGGCCGCGCGCAATCGAGACAAAAGGCACCATGGCCGTCCCGTTGTTTACCCTGATCTGGTACGACGGCGGATCGCCCCGCCGAACCTCCCGTTCCGTCTGATCGTCGGCTACCAGGCTATAGCGGGGCAACAGGTTACCCTCGCTGTGCTGTTCAAGGTTAAAGAGGTCTACTCCTACGTTCCGGAGATAGTCTTCAATATCTCGGCGGATGATATCCGGCGCATGCTCGGTGATAGTGCGGCGAGCCTCAGCAGTCTGATCCCGGCCTAGGAACCGCTCGGGCGCATGACGCATAAGGCGGGTCTGGCCGTCTGCCGTCTGAGAAGTCCCGTAGTTCTGCCGGAGCCGGCGGATCGCCTGTTCGCGAGCGACAGCCCGGTCACCCGACTGAGTGTAGAAAAACTCAAAAGCTTCGGCGAAGTCCGAACGAGCGCGGGCGCTGAGATTGGCCGCATCCAAGTCGCCGACCCCAAACAAACCCGGAATACCGGCGCCGACCGTCAGTTCGTCCGCAACCTGCTCGTAGTCGATCTCCTGGCCGATCTCCTCCCGGAACACCTCCTGCCGCTGCTGTTGCTGAGCCTGGTCGAGCGGACTGGTCTGGATGACCATCTCAGCAGCCATCTCTCGGGACACGCCCAGAACTTCAGACCGAACGGTGGTTTGCTCTACCCGATTGCCGGCGCCCGTGTCCACCTCCGGGCCGATCTGGTTGCGGATCGCTTGGTCCAAGGCAGACGCTTGGGCCAGGATTTGGGGGTCGTTCAGGCGTTCCGCGGCCTGCAACCGGGTCCGGACCTGGGTGGGCACAAACCCAGCGTCGGCGGCAAAAGTCGCGATCTGGTCGATTTGGTCACTGTTCAGAGGCGTCGCTGGGTTTTCCGGGATTTCACCGCGCATCCCTGGCTGGCCGGCGTCGGGCCGGCCTTCCCAAAGCAGATCAGCCTCGTCCTGAGACCTGACCCCGCCGCCGCTGTTCAAGTTCACGAGGGCATTCGTGTATTCCCTCTCTTGCTGAACCACCTGCTGCCGGCGACCTTCCAACCGGCGGATCAGTGTTGCTCTGGTTCCTTCTCGGTTATTGAAGATGCCTTGTTCGGTGCTGTCGTTGATGCGCTGCTCGACTTGCTGAAGCTCCTCTTCCGTACTCGCTCTAGCAAGCGCAATCTCAAGTTCGGCAACGTGTCCGGCGGTGGCCCGGAGAAATTCTTGTCGGCGGCGGCTTCGCGTCGCACGAATGCGGCGCCGCAGCGCCCTGGCTTGCTGAGGCTCAAGGATTTCCGCATTGCTCTGGATCACCTCTTCTGCGGCTTGATATCGGCCCTCTTCGGACAGGCCGTCTACCATCGCATTGACGGACTGCAGATCAATCTCTCGCCGGATATTGTCGTGAGCCTCCGGCGGAATGGCCGAAAGCAACCGTTCGGCGTTCTGGTCCAGCTCCTGCCGGTATAGGTCCACCGCCGCAGGGTCTTCCCGGACTTGGGCAGCGAACGTGTTGATGAAGCCCTGCAGGTCCTCTTGCGCCTGGGTAGCCAGAGCCTCGCGGCGTTGGCCGGCAGCATAACCCCTATATCCCTCAGACCGGACGATCAGGTCGGCCTGCAGCCGCTCCCGGACCTGGTTGGTATTCAGCTCCGCCTCGTCCATGAGCTGATCGCGCAGCCCGGAGAGGACGCCCTGGACCTGCTGATCGTGATCCGGCGCAGTGGGGTCGAGCTGCGCAATCTCCGTCTCGGCCATCCGGTTGAACCGAGCCTGGAATTGTGCAGCGGTGAGTTGGTCCCGGCGGATCATGTTCCGTTCTAGTTCACCGGCTAGCGTCTCCACCGCCTGGCCGATGACCTGGAATGCGCCGGCGGTGTCGGCCGGCCGGACCTGGGTGTCCTGGACGCCGCGGAAAGGGACCGCAGTTGGGGCAGCCGCGCTGCGAGCCTGGCCGGCGCCGCCGATGCGGACGGGATTTACGACCGTCATTGATTAAGCTCCTCGTCCTGTAAAGCCGCCCGGAACGCCCATGACTTCAGGATCAGCCGCCGCTTGGGCCGCCGTGCCTCCGCCGCCAAAGAGGTTGCCTTCCATAAGGGTCGGGGCCATCGTCGCCCCGGCCTGGGCAACGCCCGTCAGCAGGCTTGCCTGAGCCGCGGCCTCGCCCTGAGACATGAGGTTGGCGGCCCGCGTTACGCCAGTCTGCTGGGCGTACCGGCCCATGGCTCGCTCATTAGCTGCTCGGGCTTCAAGGGTCCGCTGAGTGACTAGGTTATCCTGCTCGATACGGGTCCTCTGCAGGGCGAACTCAGCCGCCTGTGATGCCTGTAGAGCCATCGGGGTCCCGGAGGCCAAGTCGGCGCCTTGGGCGGCCAGGGCGGCTCGTGTGCGAGCCATGGATCGGCTCCGTTGCTTCTTCAGGTCCCGGAGCGCACGCTGCGTCGAGATGGACGCTTGTCGGGCGGTAATGTCGAGGTCGTTAGCCCGCTGCTGGGCAGCAAAGTTCGCCTGCTGGCCGGCGACCTGGGCGTTGATGGCCGCGGCTTCCGCTTGCGACCGAGCTTGCTGGCCGCCGGCGATCCCACCGACGACCTGCATCCCGGCCTGGGCTATCGCAGCCGTCCCTGGATCGTAGAAGATGCGGCTCATTCTGTCAGCCTCGATATTCCCAAAGCGTCAGTTCACACTCCGGAGGATACTCGTTGGTTCGGTGGAAGCCTAGCAATTCAACCCACCTTACTGCCTCCGCATAGCTCTCGTCAATCTCCGCATACGGGACCAAATTCGCCGCACAAGCTTTGTCAAGGACCCAGCGAACGTAGCGTGATATCGCAACCATCTCGCGGCGCAAGTTTTTGGCGAGGAACGCCCAAGTCCCACCGTCTTCTAGTATGCCGCACGAGGCTATAGGCATACCGTAGACACTCCATGCCGTCCACGAATACGGGCCTTCCAACCGAGCCCGGTAATCGGTCTCTCGCTCCTTGATATCGTAAACCAGGTCGGCGTGCCGGTCCTGGACGACCATAGTATAGAGGTCGAAGACGGCGAACGGTTCGAACGTCACCCTTTTCATCGTTCGTTGAACTCCGCTCTCGGCAAGACGGCCAGGATAAAGGCCGGCAGCGGTTGGTTTTGTTGGAAGTACACCGTTGGTTCCGTAGTCCACCCGCCGGCCACCGGGACCTCTTTGTCGCCGGTGAACATAGGCGGGGGTCGAGACATGGCATGCGAGCCATCGCGGAAATTTATGCGTTCCAACTCGGCCGGGTTGGGGCCAACTCCAACCTGCAGGCCGAGGGTGTTGAGAAGCCGGACACTGACCCGCTGAATGCGGTACTGCTGGCCCTGGGTGGACGGGCCGATTTCCCCGCCGGCGGCCATGCGCGTGGTCTCCCCGCGGAAGTCGTAGCCGTACCCGATATGGACGATGGACGCATACTTTTCGAGAACAACTTCTCCACTCCCGTCCACTACCCTATTGGGGTGCGGGCCACCATCGGCCAGAATTTGGACCTCCTCCCCGATCAAGTGATCGAGGTTGGCCAGACCGTTGAACTCCTGTCGAACCGTCCCGCCCTGAGCGTAGGTCCCGTGAGTTGAACTATCCTCGCTGTCAAGTTCGAACGTCGTTGCAGTCAACACCGTTATAAAGAAGGACCGCATATTGACTTCGGGCATCCCGATCACGTCCCTCACCCGAACGCGATCTCCCGTCGATAGGCCGTGTGCGACTGTAGTCGTTACGACAGCCGGGTTGGCGTTACTAATATCATCAATTGCAATCGGGTTGTCCAAAGAAAGGCCGCTGTCCACAAAGAAGCCGTTCTCCTGCTCTCGAATACGCTCCAAGTCTGAAGAAGCGAAATCCACTGCAGGTTCAAAAGCGTCTTCCATAAATTCTACATAGCGGACAGTTGAACCTCCGATGGTCCTTTTGGCTATAAGCCAAAGCCGGTCTCGGCCGCCGGTTTCCGTTTGGGGAACTACGGCAACACTCTCGACCTTAGCTGCGGTTTGCTTAAACTCACCGCCGATGATGTGGCGGTGGGCCGCAATCACTTCCTGCTCTTGTTCAAGCGTCCAGCCAATAAGACGGCCATCATTCAGGACCGTCCAGACGATGCTGTCGGGGTCCTGCTGATATACCAACTCTTTGACCCCGGAGCGGGTGATATGCTCCGCCAGGATCGACAATTCAGACGCGACAAAGTCATCGCTTTCGAGGTTGAATACAAGCTTGCGCAGCTTTGTCGCCTGTCTCTGCACGAAGATCGTCTTATTGTCGATCTGGACTGGCACGATAAACGCCGACCCGCGGCTGGTCACCTGGCGCACAACGGCACCTGCAGGGGTCAGGAAGTCCTCGTTCTCGCCCTGGACGAAAAACTCGTCTCCTGACGTCCCGACGACCAATCGGCGGTTGGCCGACACGAGCCACCGGATCGTGTTCACTTCACTTGACACCATGCGCCGGCTGATAGCCTTGTCAGCATTCTCGGCGCTAGTCGCACCGGGGTCTTCCAATTCGAAATTGTTGAAGTCGTCCGACACAGACAACCACACCCTATCCGGCGCCGTAGGCGTGCCGCCGTAGGCCAATCGACCTTCATGCAAGACGACCGTATAAGGTCCCTCGGTGTCGGAGAAAGCGCCGAGAGCCCAATCGCTGCCAGCGGCGGCCGGGATCGTCCCGCTTTCCAGACTAGCTACAGCCTCGCTTGAGTTGGTTACCGACGAAATCTTAAACCAAGCGGTATCAGTCCCGTCGGTAAACCTCACAGCGCGACCAACGTCAGTGCCCGAGGCCAAACCGGCAGGCGTCGGATCGCTCGCCCAATTCAAAGTATATGGCCCTGCCCCGGTGACCGTAAGATCGTTGCTGGCCAAGTTAGACGGGCGCAAGGGCGCTTTCCCGTCCCGAAACACGACCTCGTCCATGGAAAACGAGGAAATGCTGGTTCGGCTCAGGATATGCGGCGGGTGGTTGGAGTGGACCATATACATCACGTCCGCCTCTTGGGCGAACTGGACCTGTTCAATTTCGTCCGACTTGAAAGGCGAGGTCACCTCCACCGGCGTGCCGCCGCTTTCAAGCCGACCATCGTTGATATAGAACCTCATGTATTCGTCACCATGTTCGATAACATAGGCGACATCCGTGGAGAACCTGAAGGGGATCAGCCGAGTATTGTCTGCGCTGTCTTTCACCTCACCCGTAAAGCGCGTTCCCGAACGCTTGTTAAAACCACCATGGGGGACGACCAGGCCATTCAGGGTCTGCCGGAGACCTTGGAAATACTGCCGGAGGTCCGTACGGGCTTCAAGACGAGGGGAAACTTCGCCCGAGGTGAACGTGTTCCGGATAGGGTTGTATCGGGCCATCTCAGTACCCTACCACGGGGCCGATGCGGTGAGGCCCGCCGGCATACCGGCTATCGACCCACTCGCTGGCCTCCATGACCTCCGGGGTCCCTTCAATCGCGTCGGCAAGCTTGGCCTGCCGCATGGTCTCCCGGAAGGACGCATCAGTCATCTGCACCATCCTCGGCCCCGTGGACAGAGCATAAGCCAAGTCTTTGGCCAGAAGCCAGGCGAGGGCTTCGATGAACAAGGGGTCGAAGTCGCCGGTCGCCGTCACGTCCTCGATGTAGAAAATCTTGATGCTACTGGCATTGGCCAGGACATACCGGCCCTCGATCTTCCAAGGCTTCTTAGTAGACGTGTAGTTCCGGTCCATCTCCGCTTCATCAAATAGCCCCACCATTCGGAGGCAGTTGAAGGGTAGGAGGAACCTGTTCTCGAAGCCGAACAACGGCGTTGTCGCGTCGGGCGCCAAAGAGGCCCGGCGCATCGCGAAGTTCCATCGGTACGAGCGAAGAAGCTCCGCCCGCTTCAGAGGGTACTGGCGGTTGGCGAACCTCGCTTGGCGCAAGTCGTCGGTGAGGCTAGTGATCGTGTCCTCGCCGATCTTTACCAAAGCCGAGTTGACGATATCGACCTCGGAAACGGACATGAGCGTTACTCGATTTCAGTTCCGCTCGTGGGCCAGTCATCTGGGGTAGTCGTCTTGCTGCCCTGTCGGTGGACGTATCGCTGAAACGCGCGAATGGCGTTGCGAACATCATCTTCACTGAGCGTCACATCGTATTCGAGGACCAGGTTGCCGTTAGCCGACACTCCG